GTTGGCTCGTAATGACACTAATTACTCTGATCCTAACCTTGAGCTTGTTCATGAGTATGCTGAAGCATGGAGTTATTACCTTATTAAAGCCTCGGTCGACTTGGCTGAAGAAGTAGGTCACTGCCCTCTAACAGTAGATACTAAGTATGGTTTGGGTCTATTTCCTATTAACACATATAAGAAAGATGTTGACGAATTAGTTGCTCCGAATTATAAGATGGACTGGGAACAGCTGTCTGGCCGAGTTAGAGACTATGGTATTCGTAACTCAACACTTATGGCTCTGATGCCAGCCGAGACTTCTGCTCAGATCTCAAACTCGACCAATGGCATCGAACCTCCTCGTGCTCTGATCTCGATCAAGCAATCGAAGGATGGTGTACTGAAGCAGGTCGTTCCCGAGCTAAGACGACTGAAGAATAAATACGAACTACTATGGGATCAAAAGTCTCCAGAAGGTTATCTGAAGATTATGGCGGTCCTGCAGAAGTTTATCGATCAGGCAATCTCGGTCAATACTTCTTATAATCCTCGTCACTATGAGGATGAGAAGATCCCGATGTCTGAGATGATCAAACATATTTTGATGCACTACAAGTATGGCGGTAAGACGCTCTACTACTTCAACACCTTTGACGGTGCTGGTGAGATTGAAGAAAACAAACCACTCGCACAAGGGCAACTAGATGATGAGGATTGTGACTCTTGTAAAATTTAACAGGAGTATTACATGGCAAAGTCCATTACATCAAAGCAACTACATGTTCCAATCGTAACAGGAACATCTCAAGACACAAGACGTCCTAAATTATCTTCAATGAATAAGCACAAGAAGAGAAACTTTAAGGCATATCGTGGGCAAGGAAGATAATGCAATATATTAAAATTGATAGTGACATGTGGGCAGACGCAGGCAAAATTTGGTTTGTGCATGAGTATACGACACGTGAAAATAGTACCGGCGTAACTCTTACGATTGAAGATACCACAACCGGCGAAATTCAGACACGGGTTGTTCCACAGAACCAAATCGAATGGCTCGAAGCGAAGGACTGGTAATGCTATACACAGGATCGGGGAATATACCTCATCACATCTATTGTTGGGTAGATTCTTCGTTCATTCGTAAAGATGCCAAACCAAACACATACGAACCTTGCATCTGGTTTGCATTGCATGCTAAAGCTGGTCATTCTTGGGGTTGTCATGTGATGCTCGAGTGTGGAGCAGTTTGGCGTGGAGTTCCGCCGCATGCATTAGCCTTCGCGCCTAATCCAGAGAAAACGTGGCAGCTTGAAGATACACAGATATGGGATTGTTATGGTGATCAGTTTTCGGTATTGATATATAACTATCTACACAGCCAACAAGCAGAGATTCGAAAGACCGGCCTTTTCGGCCGTTATCTTTTTACAGTGATTCCAATGCACGATGGATATTCACAAGATCCTTCTCAGTCGAAGGAATTTATGTTTATTCAATTAGACAATGGCAGACTGACTATCATGCCTACAAACGAACTTCGATTCCATGATAAATCATATACCGAAGGCGATTGGCCGAAAGATATTAAATTAAATACCAGCACCTGGAGAGTTGAATGACAGTTTTTTCAAACGAAATGTTTGATGCTACAGAACAGACTTGTTTCTTCGGAAAGCAAGTTAATATTGCCCGTTACGATAAGCAACGTTACAATATCTTCGAGAAGCTGACAGATAAGCAACTCGGATTTTTTTGGCGGCCAGAAGAAGTAGATCTGTCAAGAGACGGCAAAGACTTTAAAGGGTTAAGCGACCATGAAAAGCACATCTTTACAAGCAATCTCAAGCGTCAGATTCTTCTTGACTCTGTACAAGGACGTGCGCCTGGCCTGGCGTTTCTACCGATTTGTTCGCTCCCCGAACTCGAAACCTGGATCCAAACATGGACATTTTCCGAAACGATTCATAGTCGATCCTACACTCATATCATTCGAAACGTTTATTCAGATCCGTCAAGGGTATTTGACGAGATGCTCGACATCCAAGAAATAGCCGATTGTGCTCATGACATAAGCAAATACTATGATGATCTGATTGAAATGAACAATCTAAATTCCATCGATCCTTACTGGGTTGGTGATAGGCAAGCTGTTGATCCATATCAACACAAGAAGGCTCTATGGCTTTGTCTAAATGCTGTTAACGCTCTCGAAGGAGTAAGATTCTATGTCTCGTTTGCATGCAGTTGGGCTTTTGCGGAAGTTAAGAAAATGGAAGGTAACGCCAAGATCATCAAGCTCATCGCGCGGGACGAGAACGTTCATCTTGCCTCGACACAACAGCTCCTCAAAATTCTACCGAAAGAGGATCCAGACTTTGCTCGCATACAAGAAGAAACACGAGATGAGTGCATCAGCATGTTTTATCGAGTGGTCGAGCAAGAAAAAAGTTGGGCACATTACCTTTTCCAGAACGGTTCGATGATTGGTTTGAACGAAGAGCTTCTTTGTAACTACGTAGACCATATCGCCGCGAAACGTATGGGTGCTATCGGTCTGAACGGTAAGCCAGGAGCGAATCCTTTGCCATGGACACAGAAGTGGATTTCAGGTTCTGACGTACAAGTTGCACCGCAAGAAACAGAAATTACTAGCTATGTGATTGGTGGAGTTAAAAAAGATGTTGATGAAAACACATTCAAAGGATTTACACTATAATGGATTGGATTACTTGCCCCTCATGTGATGAGGAATTTAAAATAATCACAGAAAACACCGCTCTTCCAGAATATTGTCCATATTGTTCTGCAGAGCTTGAGCTTGAAGATCCATTCGACGAAGAATATGAAGAATAAATAGATCTTTCTCCTGATGGAACGTGATCTATGAGTTGGTTATACGAAGACAAAGAATTTACTGAAGTCGAAGATTATTATGGCTTCATATATCTCATCGAAAATTTGGTAAACGGCAGGAAATATATAGGTCGTAAGTATCTGACAAAAGCCGGATACAAAACTGTCAAAGGCAAACGAAAGAAGCTTCGCGTAGAGTCCGATTGGCGAGACTACTACGGATCTTCTACTTCCCTCAAAGAAGACATTGATCTCTACGGAAAAGATAACTTTCGTAGAACGATCTTAAGACTCTGCAAGGGTCGCGGAGAATGTAATTACTTTGAAACAAAATATATATTCGATACAGATGCCATTTTAGATCCTAAATATTACAATAGTTGGGTATCTTGTAAAATTCAAACAAGCCACGTGAAGGCTTTACTTTTCAACCCCGAACAGGAGAATTTATGAGGTGGGTAAGGTACTAGAACACAAGCATTTGATTGTAAGAGCTGAGCTGAACAATCCTCCGCAGTGCACATCGGCGATCGATGAGTGGATGAAGAAGCTGGTCAATCAGATTGATATGAAAATTTTAATGGGACCATACACAGTGTATTCTGATATGGTCGGTAATCGCGGATTGACTGCCGTGACTATCATCGAGACCAGTCATATTGCTCTACATGTATGGGACGAATGCGAGCCGGCGATGGCTCAGCTAGATGTTTACACGTGCAGCACTTTGAATATTCAAGATGTGTTTGATGCCATCACTGAATGGGATCCTACAAAAGTTGAGTATAAGTATATAGACCGAGAAAACGGGTTGACATTAATTGAGAAAAATGAGGTGTTATAATGGGTAAGAAGAGAACACGTAAGACAGTCGTATCGAAAGGCCAACGTCGTTCGATCGTAGCTGGTGTGAAAGAAGTCCGTCAAGATCGTAGCGAAGGCGAAAAGGCCTACAATAAGCTGAAAGCTTGGCGCAAAGGCCAGAATCCATGGATTACTGTTCCTGGTCCGCAGTCTAACATGCGCTTTATTAAAGTGCGTGCGAACGGTGTTTGGGGTAATCCAAAAAATCGATCAACAGGTATTTACAGCAAAGCGACGAGCGATGAATAAGAATATTCTAATCTATACGAAAGACAACTGCCCTTTTTGTGTACAAGCGAAAAACTTGTTTACAAATAAAGGAGAACAGTATATAGAGAAGAAGATAGGAAAAGATATTACGCGCGAAGAGTTTATGGAAAACTTTCCAGACGTAAGAACAGTTCCTTTCATTATAATTGACACAGAAAAGGTAGGTGGTTATGACAAACTCGTTGAATGGTACGACAGACCAGAACGAAGCTTCTTGGCAGAATGAATATCTCAAGAAAACATTATTTGAAAATGTAGTTAATGTTTTGTTTGTAAAGAAAGATGGAACAGAACGCAAGTTAATTTGCACTCTGAAACCAGATCTTCTTCCAGTACAAACTGATCTTGAAGAAGCCGTGCAAAAGAAAACTCCAAATCCAGATGTACTCGCCGTATGGGATATTGAAAACAAAGGCTGGAGATCGTTTCGCTATGATTCGATCCTTGGATACATGGTCCACGAATGATCTACATGGTAGATATTGATCAGACCATCTGTGTAACTCCATGCACAGATGGTCGACATCGTTATGAGCTTGCGTGCCCATATCAGTACCGTATTGATCGTATAAATAGTTTGTACGACGAAGGGCATACCATCATTTATTGGACAGCCCGAGGTTCAGGATCAGGAATCGATTGGACCGAACTTACCAATAAACAACTCAATGATTGGGGCTGCAAGTTCCATGAAGTTCGTCTTGGAAAACCGTCATACGACGTATGGATTGATGACAAGGCAATGAGTGATGTTGAGTTTTTTAAAAGTGTTGACATCGAGGCGAAGTACGATGACTTTTTAGTAAATGGATACAAAAATAATGAATAATCAAGATAAGATTGAACTGAACGAACTGAATAAGGACTCGAATGGTGGAACAGAACTTACCACTCGAAATCTTTTCCACCGACTTTCAAGTGATGAACTCGATGGTGTCCAAATTATCACTGCTCGCGTCCGCGACCTCGATCCTGACCGAATTAAGATCTATCATTTACATGATCTCGCCGGTGATCCGGAAGCTTCACACCTTCAAGATCCAGCTTCTCGAGCTCGCTTTCAAAAGTTGGTCTTCAGTTCTAACTGGCAGTATCAACAGTATCGTGATTATCTTGGAGTTCCATATAGCAATCATTCAACAGTTATCGAAACAGGCATCGAGCCTATTCCACTCGTTGACAAACCAAAGGACAAGATTCGTCTCATTTATACGTCCACGCCTCATCGTGGATTGGAGATTCTGGTTCCTGTCTTTTGCGCTCTCGCCGAGAAATATCCTAACATCGAGCTAGACGTATACTCTTCGTTCGGCATTTATGGTCCAGGTTGGGAGAGTCGCGACGAAGCGTACAAACCTATCTTCGATCGGATGAAAGAGCACCCACAAATCAACTATCATGGTTGGGCAGATCAGGAGACAGTCCGTGCCGCATA